ATAGTATTTATTGATTCTGCAGCTGCACAGTTTGCTAATGATTTAGCTTACTTATACAATATTAGCACAACCAAAGCTAAAAAAGATGTACTTCCAGGTATTGCGTATGTTCAGACACTGCTACAGCAAAACCGACTTAGGGTCGCGCCTCACTGCACCAATGTTAGAGCGATGTTTGATCAATACCGCTGGGATCAACGCGAGGGTCTGCAACGTGAAAGACCTATGCATGATGAATATAGTCACATGGCTGATGCCATCCGCTACGCACTATACACGTACACAGTCTAGCAACATAAAAAATTACATTGACTTTAGTATGCTGTTATAGTATAATACTCCAATAGCATAAAGTGTAAAAAAATTAAGCTTAAATTTTGGGAAAAAATAAGATGGATAGAGATACTTACCTACAACTGATCAGAAGCATATTCTGCTCAGAATTTGCCTTTTATTTAAAAGCAGCCAATTTTCATTGGAATGTTGAAGGTTCGGACTTCTATGAATTCCACCTTTTATTTGAGCGTATTTATCTAGAAGTATATGGTATTGTAGACGACTTTGCTGAAGAAGTCCGTGCATTGCGTGCACAAACTCCAGCTGATTTAGTCACCTTACAGTCACTATCAAAAATTACACCACAACCTGAAGTAATGTCTGGTATGTCAATGGCTCAAGAGTTGTTAGCCGATTCGGATATGATGGCAGAGATTTTTGGCATGGCTTTTGTAGAAGCAGAAGCTCAAGGCGATCATGGCTTGTCAAACTTTTTGGCGGATCGTCAAGATGCACACCGCAAGCATTCGTGGATGTTACGCAGCACATTAAAGTAAATGGCAAAGAATACAAATAAGCGAATTCCAGTAAAATGGGTTCGTGACCGTGCTAAGTCTGCATACGAGAAAAAAGAATCGTGCTATATTTGCACTACTCATATGGACTTAGAACTTCATCACTTACACTCAGTGACCATACTCTTGGATAAATGGGCTCTAGCTAAAGGCTATGACATTTCAACTGACGAAGGCATTTTAGCTGTTAGAGACGAGTTTATTAGTGAACATAATACAGAGTTATATGATCAGGTGTACACCCTTTGTAACACACATCATGTAGCGTTGCATAGTGTTTATGGTAAAGCTCCGAAACCTGGTTCTGAACCGAAACAGGCTCATTGGATTGAGACACAGCGTAACAAGCATTTGGGTGGTGAACGTGTAATACCTAAAACTAGTTCGGGCAGTTTTTTCTCAGAGTTTATTTAAAAAGGGAAAAATATGTCGTGGATAGATACAACCAAAAACTGGATAGTTACTAAACTAAATCCAGCTCAAGGTAGGGTTGCACAAGGTGAGGGTGTTATCATCCCTACCGAAGCAACGATTACCTACCAACAAGCTTTTAGAAAACTTGAATCCGTTAATAGATCTGTAAGCATGCTAGTAAATGCATGTAGTAGCATGGACTATGACGTTAAAGATAAAGTTACCGAAGGCGTGGTAAATGGAATTAGGCAAAAAACATTATTAAACTTGTTGAATGTTAAGCCAAATCCTTACCAGTCAGCACAAGAATTTCGTCAAGCCATATTTACTGACTTGATCCTGGAAGGTAATGTATTTATATACTTTGATGGTGCTTATATGTACCACTTACCTGCCATAAACGTACAGATTTTAACTGATACCGTAACCTTTATTCAAGGTTATCGTTATCAAGGTACTATAGAATTTAAAGAAACTGACATATTCCACTTTAGGGATACCAACTCGCATTCAATTTATCGTGGTGCGTCACGTTTAGAGTCCGCACAACGATCAATATCTACTCTATATGCCATGCAACAGTTCCAAGAGCAATTCTTTGAAAATGGTGCTGTGTTTGGATTAGTTTTAACATCAGACAATACACTATCACAAGTTGCAAAAGATAAAACAATTGCCTATTGGCTTCAAAAATATTCCGCTAAAAACGGTGGCAAGAAACCCATTATCTTAGATTCTGGACTTACTCCACACCCAATATCAAATCAAAATTTTAAAGACATGGATTTTGACGTTAGTATTAAAACTCACAGTGAGATGATCATGCAAGCAATTGGTGTTCCACCAATTTTATTGGCTGGAGGTAATAATGCTAACATTTCCCCTAATTTGCGGCTATTTTACTTGGAAACAGTACTACCAGTCATTAGGAAGTTTGTGTCTGCTCTCGAACGATACTACGGATATGATGTGGAAGCTATCACAAGCTCCGTATCTGCACTACAACCAGAACTTAAAGATCAAGCAGCGTATTACTCAACATTAGTTAATGCAGGCATTATTACTGCAAACGAAGCAAGAACAGAATTACGTTATGCCGCCATGAGCGGACATGACGAAATAAGAATACCTGCTAATATTGCAGGTTCGGCTGCTGATCCCTCATTGGGTGGTAAACCACCTAGTGATAAGCCCACAGTAAATCAGCAATAATAAGGAAAGTTATGGATAAAAACAAAATACTATTTTTAAATAGTTCTTTTATCAAGAGCGATTCCATGCCAAGTGCAGATGGTAGTACATCTTTTGTTACTATCAGCGGTTACGCAAGTACTTCTGATGAAGATAGACAAGGCGATGTGGTACCACCTAGCGTGTGGGCTAAGGGTATGCAAAATTATTTGAAAAATCCGATAATTTTAGCGTATCACGATCACAGTGAACCAATTGGCAGGATGATCGAACACAAAGTAGACGAAAAGGGACTGTGGATTAAAGCCAAAATCTCTTCAGCTGCAAAAAGTGTTTTTAATCTTATAAAAGACGAAGTACTAACGGCATTTAGTATCGGGTTTCGTATCATTGATGCGGAATATAATGCAGCGCAAGAGCTGTTTGTTATTAAAGAGTTGGAACTACATGAAATTTCAGTAGTGTCCGTACCAGCAAACCAAAACACACTATTTAGTCTTTCTAAAGCATTTGACGATGCCGAAGAATTTAAATCTTTCAAACTGCAATTTGCACCCAAAAGCGAGTCAGCTAAAGGGCTAGAATCCTCAACGGAAGCAAATGGCAACATTACAAAGGAATGGAAAATGGATCCAAAAGAATTAGAAAAATTGTTAGCAGACACAGCGACTAAAGCCGCTGAACAAACTGCTAAAGCTATTGCTGAATCACAAGCAAAAGCTATTGTTGAAAAAGAAGCAGCTCAAAAAGCTCAATCTGAATTCGACGCAAAAGTTAAAGCCGCTGTTGCAGCTGCTACAGTAACAACTGGTGAAACAGGTGCAGAGCGTTTGTTGGCTGAAGTTGAAAAGCGTTTGGCTGTTCAAGAAGAGTCTAGCAAAACAGCTTTGGCTGGTTTGGAAGCTGCTCTTAAAGAGAAAGCATCTGAAATCGAAGCTATCACTAAGTCACGTATGCAATTTAGCGACACCCAAGTTGGTGGTGCTATGTCTGCACAAGACAAAGAGAAGGCCATTTTGTTGTCTAAGATGTCTGGTAAGTCATTGGAAGGCACAAAATTTGGTCGTCAAATGGTTGAAAAATACGGTGCTCACGTGCCTTCAGCAACATGGGAATTGGAAGTATCCTTGAACCTAGAAGCTGAAGTTCGTCGTAGGCTAGTTGTTGCTCCTTTGTTCCGCAACATTGCTATGCAAACAAACGTAATGACAATTCCAGTAAATCCAGAAGCAGGTACTGCAACTTGGATTCAGAATTCTGACTTTGGTGCAGCTCCTGACCGTACAACTGCAAGCAACAACTTAGGTGCTGGTGCTGGTGGAAATGCTACACACGCAATCAAAGAGATTACTCTTAATGCATACAAAGTAGCTACCAACGAATATACAGCATACGAAGAGGAAGAAGACGCATTGATCGCATTGATGCCAATCATCCGTGATGGTATGATTCGTCGTGTTGCTCGCGCTGTTGACAAGGCTTTCTTGTTGGGTGCTGGCTCTGGTTCAGATCCTGTCAAAGGTCTTGGTACTTGGGCTTCTAACACTACAGCTACAGGTAATACTGCTAGTACTGCCGTTACAGTTGCTAAACTACGTATATTACGTCAAGCTCTTGGTGTTTGGGGTCTTGACCCACAAGAAGTAGTTTATCTCGTTAATACTGATGTATATTACAATTTGTTGGATGATACTACTTTCCAAACAATGAATCAAGTTGGTACACAAGCTACATTGTTAACTGGTCAAATCGGCCAAATCGGTGGTAGTCCAGTGTTGGTATCTGGTGAATTTGCTACTGCTGCTAGTGGTGTTGTTGGAGCAATTTGCTTTAACCCAGGTAATTTTATTGTTGGTAATCAACGTGGTCTTCGTATCGATACACAAGAGTTGGTTGAGACACAACGTCGTGTAATGGTAGCTAGCCTACGTACTGGCATGACACGTGTTACAAGTAACTACGGTAACGGAGTTGCTACACACAAGTATACAGCATCCTAATTAGTTGATGTATATTAACAAGATCCGAAAGGGTCTTGTTTTATAAGTGTATATTATGCACTTATAAAACAAGTGAGGAATGTATATGGCAACAAATTTATTGACAAAGGCTGAATACAAAGCTTACGCAGGTATAAACAGCACAAACATGGATGCAGAGATTGATCTCTTAATCCCTAGAGTTAGCGATTTTGTAAAAAGTTATTGCCGCAAAACTTTTGTAGATTACTATGATGATGCTAAAACTGAAGTATTTAATGGTGGTTTTAACAAATTGTTATTAAAAGAAACTCCAGTAGTTAATGTTAGTTCAGTTAGTTATAGTGGTGACTATGGTCAAACTTATACTAAGTTAACTAAGTTTACTGATTGGGTTCAAAACGGCGACGCTATTATTTCTATTAATACTACAGGTTTTACTGAACAATTAATGGGTTATAAAGTAACTTATTTTGCTGGTTATGAAACATTGCCAGGTGATTTAAAACTGGGTATATTTGATTTGCTTACATACTATCGTAGACACGATTCTAGTATTCACAGTAATAAAGCTCCTGGCACTAACACAGTACAGATTGAGTATGTATCAACAACCAGTCTACCAGCACATATTAAACGCGTACTAGAC